TACGGTAATTCAGTCCGATGGTAAAATAGTTGCAGTTGGGGCATTTACGACATATAGCGGTTCGAGTAGTTCCGGAATAGTACGAGTGAATACTAATGGCACACGCGACACTACGTTTAACGTCGGCACTGGATTTACAGGCACGCCATATTCTATTGCAATGCAATCTGATGGAAAATTTATTGTAGTTGGAGCTATGACAAACTATAGTGGTTCAACTATATCTAGAATACTTCGTTTAAATACAGATGGTACTAGAGATCTAACATATAATAATGGATCAACTGGATTATCTAATACAACATATGCCGTAACTATACAACCTGACGGTAAAGCTCTTGTAGCAGGCGATTTTACTGCTTATTCTGGATCTTCAACCGTACGACTTGTAAGGATTAACACCGATGGTACTAAAGATTTATCATTTAGTCCTGGAGGTTCTACGAATGGAGGTATGTTTTCTATAAAATTACTTGCTGACGGATCAATGATAGTAGGCGGAGTTTTTACTTCATATTCTGGATCTACGACAAATCGATTGGTTAAAATAAAGTCAAATGGATCTATAGATGCTTCATTTGCAGTAGGTACAGGTCCATCTAGTTGGACATTATTTTCACCTAGAGCTATTAGTACGGACATAAATAATAACATATATACCGGCAATAATTTTACGACATTTAACGGAACCTACGTAGGATATACAGCTAAAATTAATCAGTCTGGTACGCGGCTAACAGATTTTAATACTGGTACTCCAACATTTAATGGAACAGGTTTAGGTTTTGATAGTTTACCATACACTGTATTAAATTTAATAACTTAAAAAAACATATGAAACTAACACTAAAACAATTTTTATTTGGGAAACGTATTACAGCAATTGATATAATTGATGGATATAATTTAATTATTAACGTATATGTAGATGATGCATGTTATGGTTTAAATGTTGACTTATCAAATGTACCTGGCGGAACACCATTAATTAATCGAGAAGATTTTATATTAAATGAAAATATTTTATCAGTAGATAATATTTTTCTTGATATAAATAAAACTGAAATGCTCTAAAAAATACAATATGTATAATAAAAATATATTTAAATGACTCTCACTTTAAATAAAATTGGAATTACTACAGGTAATACAGTTGAAGCTTATCACGTTACTCAATCAATTGATGCCTTTACAGGAACAGAAGCGTATAACATTAATCTTTCCGGATCATTTAATGTAAGTGGTTCTACAACCCTATCAGGATCTATTTATTTACAAGGTTTATCTACAACTTACTATCCTGATATAGTTACTATTGATTCAACAACAGGTCAATTATATTATACATCTTCTCTTTCATTGCCTTTAAGTGTATTATCTGCGTCCCATGCTGTAACAGCATCATATGTTGATTTAGCAGCAGGACCAAATATAACAATTAACCAAGTAGGATCTCAATTTCAAATTTCAAGTTCTGCTGGTTTTCCAAGTGGTAATGAATATGAAGTTCAATATCAAACAGGTAGTAATTCATTAGGAGGTAACAGTTCATTTATCCATGTTTATCCATCTCGAAGTTTACAACAAGGTCTTAATACTTTAGCTAAAGGACAATACTCACATGCTGAAGGACAAAGTAATACTGCTCAAGGAAATTACTCTCATGCTGAAGGATCCTCAAATATAGCTACTGGTAATAATTCTCATGTAGAAGGGTTTAATAATACTTCTACTGGCCCTTATTCACATGCAGAAGGAGAACTAACAGATTCTTTTGGGGCTGGATCTCATGCTGAAGGATTTCAAACTTCAGCTCAAGGCTCTTATTCTCATACTGAAGGATTTAAAGCCTCCGCTTCAGGAGATTTTTCTCATGCTGAAGGAAGTAATACTAAAGCTATAGGTGATTATTCTCATGCTGAAGGTTCTCAAAATAATGCTGTAGGTAATTTTTCTCACGCTGAAGGAAGACAAAATCAAGCCATAGGTGATTATTCTCATGCTGAAGGAAGAACCTCTATAGCCTCAGGCTCATATTCTCATGCCGAAGGAAGAAATACAGAAGCTAGAGGAGAATATTCTCACGCTGAAGGAAATGGATCAATTGCTATAGGTGATTATTCTCATGTTGAAGGAAATTCAACTGAAGCATCTGGAGATTACTCACAAGCTGCTGGGTATTTTACAATAGTAACAGCAGGTGGTGATTATGGTCATGCTGAAGGATACCAAACTAAAGTTAACGGCGTTGCAGGACATGCTGAAGGTTCACTTACTACAGCTTCTAATTATGCTCATGCTCAAGGAGTTCTTACTTATGCCCAAGGGTTAGGATCATTTTCTGGAGGTATAGGCACTATAGCAGCAGGAGCTTACCAATCAGTCTTAGGAAAATATAATGTTTCTGAAACAACTCCGTTACTTATTATTGGAAATGGAACAAGTGCAACAGCAAGAAGTACAGCTTTTAAAGTTATAACAGACGCAGGATCAGGTGTTGGGTCTATTGTAGTATCAACAGGATCAATGGGATCAATGCTTCCATCATGGGCTGGAGAAGAAGGAGAAATAGTCCCTATTTATAGTGCATTTACAGGATTATATTCTTTATTTGTTTATATTGGAGGACAATGGAGATCTGCTTCATTAGGATAAAATTAATATAATGGCAAAATTATTTAATAAAACAGGAATAGTTTCTTTAGCTACCATTAGACCTTGGCATGTCTCTCAATCTGTAGATGCTTTTACAGGTATTGATAACTATGACATTATTCTTTCAGGATCTTTAACAGTAACAGGTTCAGTTTATATAACTCCTTTAGTTACTTCTTCAAATGTTGATGTAGTAACAGTTGATCCTATTACAGGACAATTATTTTCAACTTCATCAAATTCTTTTAATAGTATAACTAACGTTACAAATAGTATCAATACTTACATCACAAATAGTATAACTAATATTACAAATAGTATTAGCTACACTAGTAGTATTAGTAATTATTACACTAGTAGTGTTAGTAATAGTTATTCTAGTAGTACTATTATAAACAATTATACTAGCAGTACCGCGGTAAATAATAATTACACTAGTAGTATTACTAATAATTATTTTACTAGTAGTGTCAATAACAGCTACACCAGCAGTAATGTAAACAATATCACTAACCAACCAGCCCCATCAGACCAATATATTCAGTATAATAGTGGTAGTACATTTGGAGCAAGTATATATTTTCAATATATTTATACTTCTGAAAGTTTACAACAAGGTGATAGTACTCTTGCTTTAGGACTTTATTCACATGCTGAAGGTGGATTTACTACTGCTTTTGGTTCTAATTCACATGCTGAAGGAGGAAACACTTATGCTGGAGGAATTGCATCCCATGCTGAAGGATCTAACACTTCAGCTTCAGGAGATTATTCACATGCTGAAGGTCAAGGTACAATTGCTTTAGGTAATTATTCTCATGCTGAAGGTGATTCTACTTCTGCATTTGGCCAATCTTCTCATTCTGAAGGGCTAGCCACTTCAGCTTTAGGTGCTGGTTCTCATGCTGAAGGTTTATTAACTTTAGCTTCAAGCTCATATTCTCACGCAGAAGGTCATAAAACTATTGCATCCGGTTCTTATTCTCATGCTGAAGGTACTGGGTCTATTTCTATAGGTTCTTATTCTCATGTTGAAGGAGTAAATACTCAAGCAATAGGAACAGGATCACATTCTGAAGGAATTAATACAACTGCTTTAGGTAATTATTCTCATGCTGAAGGAGGAGGAAATAATGCTCAAGGAGATTATTCTCATGCTGAAGGGAGACAAAATAATGCTCTTGGAATTTTTTCACATGCCGAAGGACGTATAAGTTCAGCTACAGGAGATTATTCTCATGCTGAAGGTTATCAAACTAATACTGTAGGAAATTATTCTCATGCTGAAGGATATAAAGCTACTGTTTTAAGTAATTATTCTCATGCTGAAGGAGTATCAACAATGGCTAACGGAAGTGGTTCTCATGCTGAAGGATATAGATCTGAAACTTTTGGAGATTATTCCCACGCTGAAGGAGAATTAACAGATGCTTTAGGATTTAGTTCTCATGCTGAAGGATTTTCTACAAAAACTTCAGGCTCTTATTCTCATGCTGAAGGATATTACACTTTAACTGAAGGATCAGCATCTCATGCTGAAGGATATTACACATCAGCTTCAGGAGATTACCAACATGTTTCAGGAATGTATAATTTATCTAATACATCCCCAGGAGCATTTATCATAGGGAATGGCAGTTCTACAAGGCGAAGTAATCTTATATATGCTACTGGATCTACTTTCCAAGTATCAGCTAGTTTAAATTTATCAGGATCATTTGTCCCTCAATATAGAAATTTAGGAAGTGTTCAAGTACCAGGAGTTTCTCTAGGAATCCAAACTTATAATACAGATTATAATATTACTTTCACTGCTGGAGTTGTAGGAATGGGTAATAAAAATGAAATTATACTTCCTGCTAATCCACAAACAGGATCTATAATTTACCTACAACGAATCTCAGGAACAACAGCTTGTAAAGTATCAGGTTCTGGAACTCATACTATCAATGGAGCTGCAGGATATTCATTTCCAACTAGTGTTTATGCTAGAAGAATGTTTGTATTTTGGGGAAGTGGATGGTATACTGAACCTAACCCAATAGCTTAAATTTATATAATATGTCAATAGTTACAGAAAAAAAGTTTTTAACTGAAGAAGAGTTACAAACATTACAAAAAATCCAATCTCAGACTAAATCATTGATTAATGAATTAGGAGAAATTGAATTAATTAAATTACAATTAAATGATAGGCATAATAATGCTAAAAGATTTCTAAATGAAGTTTCTAATACTGAACAAGAATTTTCTAAATTAATTTTTGAAAAGTACGGTAAAATTAATATTGACCCAAATACTGGTGAAATTACAAGCTAAATTAATTTAGGTTAAAATACACCATATTTATAATAAAAATAATTTATTACAATGGAGGAAACAATTGTATCGCCTGGTGTATTAGCTATAGAAAACGATCAGTCATTTATTACTGAACAACCTATTCAAGCTGGTGCTGCTATTATAGGGCCAACTGTTAAAGGTAAAGTAGGTATTCCTACATTAGTTACTACTTATAGCGATTATTTAAATAAATTTGGAGCTACTTTTCTAAGTGGCAGCCAAACTTATTCTTATTTAACATCCATTTCAGCTTATAACTACTTTAATAGAGGAGGAACTTCTTTATTAGTAACTCGTGTTGTAAGTGGCAGTACTACTAATGATTGGACCCCAGCTACATCTTCAGTCATTCCAACTTCAAACGCAGCAACATCAGCTTCAGCTACAATTAATCTAACTTTTATTTCAGCTAGTGTAGCTGCAGTAGGATCAAGTTCTTTTAGTATAAATGGTGTTACTTTATATTTTACTGGATCTAATGTTACTAATACTCCTGGTGTAATTTATATAAATACTGGTTCATTCTCAACTCAACCTCTTTTAGTAGATGATTTTGTTGTTTCTTCATCAGCAGTATTAGCTGTTAGTAGCTCTGTAGCTCCTTATAGTTCATCTTTACAATTTGTAAGTTCAAGTATAAGTTTACCTAATAATTTAGTTTTAACTTCTACTAATTCTAATGGGCTCCTAGGAAATACTTATTTTTACCTTTCAGGAAGTACCCCAATTTATTTTTCAGGAGGTACTAATACTGAATCATTTGTATTAGAAACATTATCTGAAGGAGAACTAATGAATAGTGTTGGACCAACAGGGTCAAATGGTACTTTATTAAGTGGATCCGCTGATAATTTTAGATGGCAAATAACTGCCCAAGATATAAGTTCAGGCACTTTTACCCTTATTATTAGACAAGGTAACGATAATAACTCATCTCCATCAGTAGTAGAAACATGGAATAATTTATCTTTAGATCCTTTTGCTCCTAATTATGTTGAAAAAGTAATAGGTAATCAAGTAGAAACTGTAGCATTTGATTCATCAACTAATGAGTATTATATTCAATTAACAGGAAATTATTCTAATATGTCTCGATATGTTAGAGTAAAACAAGTTAACTATACTACTCCAAATTATTTTGATAATAATGGTAATCCAAAAGCTGAATATACTGGTTCTATCCCTACTTCATCTTTAGGTGTTTTTGGAGATGGAAAAGGTAAAAATATTCCAACTGGTATAGCTGGGAATTATTATGATAATATTTCTGATACTAATATTCAAGGATTAACCGCAGCAGCTTATATTGAATCTATTTCATTATTAGTAAACCAAGACGCTTATAACTATAATTTTATTACAGCTCCTGGATTAATAGGTGATCCTACTAATTTTACTTCTCATTATCCTGTAGTACAACAATTAGTTACTATGGTACAAAATAGAGGAGATGCTATGGCTATAATAGATATAGTAGGATATAATTCTAATATACTTCCTGTAACAGCTAACGCTGCTAATTTTTCAAATACTTCTTACGCTGCTACTTACTGGCCCTGGCTAAAAACCATTGACCCTAATTCAGGAAATCAAGTATGGTCCCCAGCTTCAACAATGATCCCAGGTGTATATGCATTTAATGATAATATTTCTTTTCCATGGTTTGCACCTGCTGGAATTAATAGAGGAGTTATAACAAATGCAATTCAAACTGAAAGAGTATTAACTCAAGGTAATAGAGATTTATTATATCAAAATAATGTAAATGCTATAGCTACTTTTCCTAATACTGGAATTGTAGTATTTGGACAAAAAACACTTCAAAAGAAAAAAAGTGCTCTTGATCGTGTAAATGTAAGACGTTTATTAATTGAACTTAAAAATTATATTTCCCAAGTAGCTGATACATTTGTATTTGAACAGAATAATGTTGCTACAAGAAATAGTTTCTTATCTATTATTAATCCATATTTAGTTTCTGTTCAACAACAACAAGGATTAACCGCATTTAGAGTTGTTATGGATGAATCTAATAATCCTCCATCTGTAGTAGATAATAACCAATTAGTAGGCCAAATTTATTTACAACCTACAAGAACAGCTGAATTCATCATATTGAACTTTAATGTATTACCTACAGGTGCAACTTTCCCTGCTTAGTAATATATTTTAAAAGAAAAAATAATATTTATAATAAAAAGATAAAATGGCAAACTTTACATCTTCTCCTGGAGTAGCAATTAGTGAAATAGATAATACGTTTTTGACTGGGCAACCAATCCAAGCAGGCGCTGCTATTATGGGACCCACAGTAAAAGGTCCTGTTGAAAATCCAACATTAATAACTTCTTATTCTGATTTTAAAACAATATTTGGAGAATCTTTTATTAGCGGTGGTAATGCTTATTCATATTTGACGTCAATTGCTGCTTATAATTACTTCAATTATGGAGGATCTTCATTACTTGTTACTAGAATTGTTAGCCAATCAGTTAACTGGACTCCAGCTGAAAGCACTACAGTTTCTTCTAATTTAAACGCTACATCAGCATCATTTGTTCTTGAAACAATTTCTGAAGGTGTTATTATGAATAACTCCGGCTCTAATACACTTGGAACTTCAGGCTCATTAAACTCAGGATCAGCTGATAATATCCGTTGGGAAATTACCAATTCAAATACTGGATCAGGTACATTTAATTTATTGATTAGACGTGGTAATGATACAACAAATAGTAAAATTATACTAGAAGCTTGGAATAATTTAACATTAGATCCAAACTCAAATCGATATATAGCTAGAATAATTGGTGATCAAAAATTAAATTATAATAACACAGCAGGTATTAATCAAATGGAATTATCTGGAAGTTTTCCAAATAAATCTAAATATGTTAGAGTAAAATCTGTTAATTTAACAACTCCAAATTATTTTGATCCTAACGGTGTAGCTATAACCGCTTATACAGCTTCAATTCCTTTAAACGGAAGTGGCTCTGCAGGTGGATCATTTTACAACGCTAATGGAACTGTAAATAGTACCATTAATTTATACGATACTATTAATAGTACTAATACTCAAGGTTTAACAGGAGGTAGTTATGATGATATGATTACATTATTAAGTAATCCTGAAGCATATCAATTTAATGTTTTATTTGCTCCTGGATTATTAAATGATTCTCATACAGCTCAAATTACTAATATCATCGCTAATACAATTGCTAGAGGTGATAATATGTTTGTAATGGATTTAGCAGAATATGGGTCTAATTTATTAACAGCTGTTGGAGAAGCTCAAACTCGCGATACTTCTTATGCTGCTACTTATTGGCCTTGGGTTCGTATCATAGACCCAGCTACAGGAAAACATATTTGGGTACCAGCTTCAACTGTAATCCCTGGTGTATATGCATTTAATGATAAAGTATCTGCTCCTTGGTTCGCACCTGCTGGTATTAATCGCGGTGGATTAAGCACAGTACTTCAAGCTGAATATAAATTATCACAAGCTCAAAGAGATTCTTTATACTCCAATAATATTAATCCAATTGCAACATTACCTAAACAAGGAGTAGTTGTATTCGGACAAAAAACATTACAAAAAGAACAATCTGCTCTTGATCGTGTAAATGTACGTCGTTTGATGATTGAATTAAAAAATTACATTCGTCAAATTGCTGATACAATTGTATTTGAACAAAATACAATTCAAACTAGAACTTCATTTTTAGCTAGAGTTAACCCATATTTAGAAGCTATCCAACAAAAACAAGGATTATATGCTTATAAAGTAGTAATGGATGATTCAAATAATGGACCAGCTGTAATTGATCAAAATCAATTAGTTGGACAGATTTATATCCAACCAACTCGCACAGCTGAATTTATTTCTCTAGATTTTATCTTATTACCAACAGGAGCTCAATTCCCAGGATAAAAACCTAAAAATTGAATATTTATAATAAAACAAAAGTTAAAATAGAAAAAAAATGGCAATTCTAAACCCAAACGAAATTTTTTACACAGCGTTTGAACCTAAACAAACAAACCGTTTTATTATGTATATGGAGGGTATTCCTTCATATCTAGTAAAAGGAGTAGGAGCTGTTTCATTAACCCAAACCGCAGTAGCTCTTAACCATATTAACGTTCAACGTTATGTAAAAGGAAAAACTATTTGGAATACTATTCAATTTACAATGTATGAATCAATTACTCCTTCTGGAGCTCAAGCTGTAATGGAATGGGTACGTTTAGGCCACGAATCAGTAACAGGCCGTGATGGTTATTCTGATTTTTATAAGAAAGATCTTACATTTAATGTATTAGGTCCTGTAGGTGATATTGTTTCTGAATGGATTATTAAAGGAGCCGTTATTACTGAAGTTAACTTTGGAGATTACAACTGGGATGACGATGGAACCCCAGTAAATGTTCAAGTAACTGTTCAGCCTGACTATTGTATTTTGAATTACTAATATTAAGGTTAATAATTTAGTAAAAAAGCTTCAAAGAAATTTGGAGCTTTTATTTTTTATTTGTATGTATTAATCTTATTAGATAGTCTAATATTTATAATAAATGAAACTAACCCAATTACATAGTTTAATTAAAGAAGAATTGGCTAAAGTGCTTAATGAAGAATACCAAGATAAATTTAAAATGGTAGGAATGCTCATTACTAATATTAAGCAACGCCCTCAAAAAGAAATATTTTCCGACATTAGATCTATCCCGGGTATTACAGTAGCATCTGTAAAAGAACCAATGGAATATAGTGAACAAGATACAGAAAGGTTTCAATCTATGTTAACTGTTAAAGTAGATGGTTACCCATGGATTAAAAAAGGTGGTTTTGATCGTTCAAAAATGGAAGAAATTCGTAAAGCAATATTAAAAGTAGAAGGAGTTTTATCATATAATGTAAATCCTGATAATATTACTTCTTTTTAATATATGTATATAAGACAATTAAGTTATAACAAATAAAAATTATGGAAGAAAAATTTAAATTACCAACTGAAACAGTTGAATTACCCTCTAAAGGTTTATTGTATTCTGAAGACTCTGAATTAGCAAAAGGCACAGTTGAAATAAAATATATGACTGCTAAAGAAGAAGATATTCTTACTAATCAAGCATATATCAAAAATGGTACTGTTTTAGATAAATTATTAAAATCATTAATTGTATCTAAAATTAATTTTGATGATCTTTTAATAGGAGATAAAAATGCTATCATGGTAGCTGCTCGTGTTTTAGGATACGGTTCTGAATATAATTTTGAGTATTTAGGTGAGCCTCAAACTGTAGATTTATCTCAAATTGAAAATAAACCTCTTAAAGAAGAATTATTTAAGGATCGTGTAAATGAATTTACTTTTACTCTTCCTAAATCAAATAATCAAATTACTTTTAAACTTTTAACTCATAAAGATGAACAAGAGATTAATCGTGAATTAGAAGGCCTTAAAAAAATTAATAAAGATAATTCCCCTGAACTTTCAACTCGTTTAAAATACCTCATTACATCAGTTAACGGAGAACGAGATAAAAAAGATATACGAGAATTTGTAGATAATTATCTCTTAGCTCAAGACTCAAGAGCATTAAGAGAATATGTTAAAGAGATTCAGCCAGATGTTGATCTAACTTTTTTTCCCGACGGCGATAGCGATAGAGTCAATATCCCAATTGGAGTTAGCTTTTTTTGGCCTGACGCTTGATCTAGTACCTCAATTTAGATCAGCTTTATTTACTCAAATACATCAAATAGTTTTCCACGGAAAAGGTGGTTATGATTGGCATACTGTTTACAATATGCCAATTTGGCTTCGTAAGTTTACTTTTAAACAAATACACGACCATTACGAAGAAGAAAAAGCAGCAGCTGAAAATAAAACCAAACCAGGAAGTAAAACATTAATAAGTTCTAATGGTAAAGTAAATACTCCTGAATTTTTACAAGCCTCTCAACAATATAAAAGAACAGCAAAATATAAATAGTTAATATTTATAATAAAATAGACTTAAATGGCTGAACTTAATAAAGATGAATTAAGAAGGAAAATTCAAGAAGAAATTAATCAACTTACAGGTTATGAAAAAATAAATAGGGAAGAGTTATTAGACCTTTTAGATAGAGCAAATGCAAGTGCTGAGCAATATAAAAGTTTACTTAAAGATATTAAAAGAGAAACTGATGATATAAGTAGATCTTTATCATCTATTTCAAGTACTTTAACAGATAACGTTAACGAACTAACTAAAGGAAAAGAAGCTATGAGGCAAATAACCTCAGCTACTAGAAAATTAGCTAGTATATCTTCAGAACTTCTTCAAATCAGAAAAGGAGAAGCATCATATGATGAAAAAAGAATTCAAAAATTAAAAGATGAAGCTAGACGTAAAATTGCTGTTTTAGAGCTTCAAAAAATGAATGTTAGAGCAGGATCAGATGAATTAGAAACAATTAACCAAAATATAGCAAAAAGTTATGAAATGTTAGAGTCTCTTAAAGGTATAAAAAAGACTCATGAAGAAACAAATAAAAAATTAGGAGCAGCAGTTCATTTAGCTAAAGGATTAGACAAAGTATTAGGCAATATAGGACTTAATATGGGTATAGCTGATGCTGTTGATGAAACTCAACGATTAGCTCAAGAAGCTGCAAGTGTAGGCGATAGAGGATTTAAACCAGCTTCTACTTTTGTTAGCCTTTTAGGAGGAAAAATAAAAGCAGCATTAACACTCACTAATTTACTTCAAAGTTCTGTATTACTTTTATTAGGTGCTTTAAAAAGCGTAGATGATGGTGCTGGTGAAATAGCTAAAAAAATGAATATCACCTACACTGAAGCTTTAGGTGTTAGAAAAGAACTTACAGATATAGCTAATGCATCTATGGATGTAGCAGTTAACACTCGTGGGTTACAAGAAACATTACTAGCTGTAAATGATGCTGTAGGCGCTAGAGTTAGATTAAATGAAAAAGATCTTACATTATTTACTAAACTTAGAGAACAAGCTGGTTTAAGTAATCAAGAACTTTATGGAATTCAACAATTATCTACTTTAACCAATAAAAGTTTTGAACAAACAAACACAGAACTATTAGGAGCAGCTAGAAAATTTTCAGCTATATATAAAACATCAGTTAATGAAAAACAAATATTAAAAGATGTAGCTGGAGCATCTGCTTCTTTAAAATTATCATTAGGAGGTAGTGTAGATAAATTAGCTCAATCTGTAGTTTTAGTAAGAAAATTTGGTTTAAACCTTAGCCAAGCTCAAAAAATAGCTGATAGTTTACTTCAATTTGAATCTTCTATTGAAAACGAACTAAGCGCAGAATTACTTTTAGGTAAAGATTTAAATTTTGAAAGAGCTAGATTATTAGCATTAAATGGTGATATAGCAGGGGCAACAGCTTTAATAGCTGAACAAGTAGGCACTTCAGCTGAGTGGAGTAAAATGAATGTTATTCAACAAGAAGCTATAGCTAAAGCTGCTGGACTAACAAGAGATGAATTAGCCCAGTCTATTATAGATCGAGAAGTATTAAATAAATTAGGAGTTAAAGATGCTAAAAATGCTCAAGACGCTTATAATAAACTTAAAGCTCAAGGATATTCTGAAGAACAAATAGCTAAAAAATTAGGTGATAAAGAATTAGCTAGAATGCTTGAACAACAAAATGTTCAAGAAAGATTTAATCAAGCTGTAGAAAAACTTAAAGAAATTTTTGTAAATGTAGCTAATGTATTAATGCCTATATTTGATGTATTTGCTGATATTTTTGATATTTTAGGGCCTATAGTAGGATTAGTAGGAAAATTAGTTTCATATATGGCTCCTATACTAAAACCACTATTATTAATATATGGGGCATTTAAAGGAATTCAACTTGTTGTTAGAGGGATAACAGCATTAGAAGGTATTAGATTAGGTTTAGGACAAAAAATCTTAGCTACTTTAGGATTACAAGATGCTGTGTTAGTCTACCAATTAGCAAGAGAATCAGGCATGTCTAAAGCTACTGCTCTTAGATTAGCTATGGAAGAAACTATATTAGGTACTTTAATATTACAAGGAATTAATTTAATAAAAAACCTAGCAACTTATATAGCAACAACTGTACAAGCTGGATTTAGAGCAGTTGCTGAAAGTACCATTTTAGGAGCTATTACAGGACAAATAGCAGGTATGGGTAGAGCTTTAGCAATAGGTGCAGCTAGACTTGCCCAAGCAATAGCTACAGCAGTAGCAGAAATATCAGGAGCATCAGCTATTACTCTTGGTGTAGCAGCAGCAATAGCATTAGCTGCTGGGGCAGCAGCATATGCATTTTTTTCTTCTAAAAAAGGTAATGATATATTCTCCCCAGGAGATGGATCATCAGGATATGGTAAACGTACTTTATTTGGCCCTGAAGGAGCAATTCAATTAAATAATGGAGATGATATCATAGCAGGAACAGATTTATTTAAAAAAAGTGATGATATGGCCATGGCTGGGAAAGGAACATTATCTGTAAGTAGTTCTCCGCCTAAAGATAAACCTACACTTGATAATAGCAGTTTAATGTTAAAAGAATTAAAAGAAATAAATAAAAACATAAAAGAAAGAACTATAGCTTTTACATCCATTCAATAATATATAATATTTATAATAAAATTAATAACCATGGGAATATTAAGTAAACTAGTTAATGAAGGATCTTCATTTAGCGCATATAACGGTGCTACTCCATCTATTAACCCTCTAGCTACTCAGCAATCAAAACTACATGCTGATGGTAATGCTCCTGGGTATTCTTTAGATGGGTCTAACCCATCTTTAATTACTACTCAATACAATGATTATTTAGATGGAATAACAAATTCACCTCCATCTCCTTCATTGTTAGATTTAAATGGAACAATTCCTTCAATTTCTTCTACCCCTGGATCTACACAGCAACTACCTTATTTAGATCATTTACCAACATAAAATATTTAAATGGGTCTTTTACTTAAATTAAACAATGGAGACACCCAATTAAAATCACTTAAATTTGGTAAAGACAGACCAGGAGGAGGCGATAGTGGACAACCCTTTATTAAAAATTCAATTCCAGTTAGTTCTGAAAATCCTCAAATATTTAATGATTTTGTTATACGTGGTGGTATAAAAGCACCATTAAGTGCTGCTGAAGATACTGCTCGTTTAGCTAAATACTTTTCTAGTGTTAAAAGTCCTAGTGGTCTTTTATTTGCTTCTAAACAAAATTTACTTTCAAAAGTAGGTATTAAAACTGAAGCATCTATTGGAGCAAATTATCTTAATGGAGCATTAAATGAAGGTTTTTATAACCCATTATCCACATTAGCTCAAGCTGGATTAGGTTTTATAGGTACTCATTTTAATAAACAAGGTTTAGCTCCATTAATAGGCATTAAATCATACCAAGAAGCTATTAAGCAAAATCAATTTACAGGCGGATCAGGTGCTAATGTTGATTTTATTCCTTCAAATAATAGATTATTAGCTTTAACTTTTGCTATAACAGAAGATGAACCTGTATATAACTTTTCCTCAGTAATAAACTATGATTTAAATTCATCTAATCATCTTATATCCTATTCAGGAGGGCCAGGTTCAATTATAGGGATAGGAACTACTAATATTAATTTTGCAACAAGTAATTATGGTGTTTCTTTAAAAACTTTACGCCCTATTAAAGATACCAAAGTAAAAATACAAGGAACCAAACTAAAACCAACACTAACTGAACTTAACCCAGACTATCCAGGATCACGAGCAACAGATTTTTTAAAAGAACGCGAAGATTGGAAATTACCCATTAAAGCCTCAGAAGAATATAATATAGTATCAAATAATGAAGATATTCCTATTATTTCAGATAATGATCATCCTACTTACTTAATAAAAGGAGATTTATCATGGGAATATAATTTACCCTCAAAAAATTTAGTAAATGAATATAATAATTTAAATATATCATACACTTCAAGTGAAGATCCTTCAATAACCCAAATATTATTAAGACAAGGATATAAACATGAAGAATTAGGATCAATAATAAAACGCAGACCTTTTAGTGATTCTCAATTTTATGCTACTGATGATAACATAACTGTACATGGTGGTGGCTTAGCAGGACTTGATGGGAGATACTACTATACTTCAGCTCCTTCATCTTCAGGAGAATATTTAGTTCCTGAAAATAGTGGGTCTAGGGAAAGACCTTCTTTATCTATAAATAAAATAATAAAATCAAAAAGCTATAGCACTATAACAAATAATAGAAAATTAGAAACATATTATGATAGTGATAGTGAAACTCGCATTCAAGGATTATATCCTTTAAGAGATAGTTTAATTGACTTTAATATAACTATAATTGACCCTCGCTCTCCAACTTCAGGATCATCATTACCATTTATAGCTTATATTGATAACCTCTCAGATTCTTACGGGGCAGAATGGAATGCTCAAACTTATATGGGTCGTGGTGAGAAATTTTATAAATATGGAAATTTTTCAAGAGACATTAATTTTGGTTTTACTGTAGCTGTTGAATCAGAAAATCTTTTAACATCTTATTATGATAAATTAAATGAATTAGCTGCTTCTTTAGCCCCAACATACACATCAGCAGGATATTTAACAGGTAATTTTCATAAAGTAACTATAGGTAATTATATTAAAAATCAATATGGTGTAATAACTAGTTTAAGCTATGATATCATGGAAGAATCTCCATGGGATATTTCCTCAGGAAAACAACTTCCCTTCTATATAAGAGTTTCAGGAATTAAATTTATTCCTATTCATACTTTTAGACCTGAATCATGGTTTAATGCTAAAAATAAATATATTAATCAATAATATGAAAAGATACTCCTCTATTCCTATAATTACAACTCCTGAAAATCAAAAAAGAAGATATATAGTTGTTAAATACCCTGAAATTCCCCGTGGCTCTTCAGATATTTATGTGTATGTTACTAAAGGAGATAGATATGATTTATTAGCTCAAACATATTATAATGATTCTTCTTTATGGTGGATTATATCTAAAGCTAATTCTAATTTGACATCTTTAGATACTCTTTACCCCAACCCTGGAGACCAAATTAGAATTCCATCTCCTTCAAGAATATCATTTATAATAGCATCTTATGATAATATAAATAGTGATAATATTAATTTTTAAATTTTAATTGTTATGCCTAATATAGTAGGTGAACCTATCCCTTTTTGGTTAGCTCGCCAAATTAACATCCGCCAAAAAATACAAGGCCTAGGAACCCCAGGAAATCCTAATAGAGATTCAAAATCTATTTCTTATCTAAATTCAAGAACAGCTTGGATTAAATTAGCCTCAGGAGTTGTATTAGATAAAGATAGACTAATCAAAGAAGGATTAGACCCTAATTTATACGGGAGTATTTTAGCTTCAAAATTTGTTTTATTTGGTGGAACCTCTGAATTTAATGTTATTCCACCATTAAAAGTAGGCATTTTATCCCAAAGAGGAACCCCTGGATCAAGTACAGATAATTTATGGAATAGTCTTAAAGGTGTTTATAATGTAAATGGAAATGCAAGTGGAAACTCTTCTACTGGAGAATTTGGATTAGTTCCTATGCCTGGAATAACTAGCATGGAACTTAAATGTTTAAATAGGGGTTCTATTAAAAAAGTTACAGTTAATTTAAAATGTTATAGCCCTGAACAATTTAAAGTTATTAATTTATTATATTTAAGGTTAGGTTATACTATGCTTTTAGAATGGGGATGGTCTATGTATTTAGATAAAAATGAAAATCTAATTTCTGATTATATTACTCTAACAGAATCTGAATTCTTTGTAACTACTCCAAAAGAATCAAATCATTTATCTTTTTTATATAAATCAGCTCAACTTAGAGCAAAACATGAAGGCAATT